AGGCCCACAGATACCATCGACCTAGCCCGCGCTGAATACGTGATTGACCTGTTCAGCGAGCACTTGCACATTCCAGACACAGACAAGGCGGGACAGTTGATGCCGGTCGAGCCGTGGATGGAATCCATTTTGCTTAACGTCTACGCCTGGTATCAGCCGGACGGCAACCGGCGATACCGCGAAATTATCATCTACGTCCCGAAAAAGAACTCAAAGACAACATTCTCCGCAGGTTGGGCTGCAATCGAATTCCGATACCTTGCCAATCCGGGCGCACAGTTTTTCAGCGCGGCGGCAAACCGGGAACAGGCTGGGCTTGTGTTCAAGGTTTGGGCGGGCATGTTGAGCCTTGATGAAGACCTGCGCGAGGGAACAACGGTATTCGGTGCGCGTGGGCCGGGTACGGTCAAGTCGATTGTCAACGAATCCCGCCACTCTTCCTACAAGCCCCTATCCCGCGATGCGGATTCTGGCGATGGTGTCGGCCCCGACTTCCTATTGATTGACGAATTGCACAGGCACCCCGATGGGGAGCTAATGGAGACGCTGGAGAAATCCACAGCGGCCAAGCGTAACGCGCTGATAATCAAGACCACCACGGCGGACTATGACAGGCCTAGCCCATGCAACCGGATGATTGCCCGCGCCCGTGCTATCCGTGACAACGATGGCGACCCTAGCAAGCCGGGGTATGCGCCCAAGACGTTGCCGGTTATCTATGAGATTGCGCCAGAAGAGTACAAGGCGAACAACGATTGCTGGCAAGACTTGGAAGTGTGGAAGCGGGCTAACCCGAACTGGGGCGTTACAATCACCGAGGAATTCGCAATTGAGCAAATCCAGCTTGCCATAGATGACCCCTCGACGCTGAACAACCTGCTACGCCTGCACCTGAATATCGTTACAGACCAATCCGAAATCTGGATGCCGATGGATAAGTACGATGTGTGTGCGCCTACACGCGACGATTCCGCGCTGTATGGTGCGCCATGCTATGGCGGCATGGACTTATCCACCACCCAGGACTTGACCTCATTCTGTTTGGCGTGGAAGCACCCCGATGGCGGATATGATATGCGCTGGTGGTTCTGGATACCGGGCGACAAGTTGATGGACCGGATAAAGAAGGACGGCGTTCCTTATCAGGTATGGGCAAACGATGGTTGGTTAGAACTGATACCCGGCGAGGTTATCGATCAGGAATACGTTAAACAGCGCATCATGGAAATCTGCGCACAATACCGCGTAATTACCATCGGGGCGGATAAGTTTAACAACACATGGATTATGCAGGAACTAGACCGCAACAAGATAAACGTCCAGCCCTTTGCGCAAAATGCCGGGACGATTACGGAACCCGCCAAGGAATTGATGACTCGCGTTATAGAAGGGAAATTCCGGCATGGGAGTAACCCAGTGGCGAGGTGGAACTTTAGCAACGCGGTGATAAAGAAGTTTCCGAACGATACCTTCCGGCTGGATAAAGACAAGGCGGAAAAACGAATAGACGGCGTGGCGGCGGCTATCATGGCTGTTGGCTGTTCCATGCAGGATATCAAGGTGGAAAGCGTATACGCCCGCTATGGGGTACTATCAGGGAGTGGATGATGCTAAAGCATGTTGGCGGCATTCTGTATTCGGCGCGGTTCGGAATCGGTATATGTTGCTTGAATCTGGTTAGTTATGGTTTAATAGGCGTGGGGTTGTGGATGATGTATAAGCCTTTAGGGCTTGCAGTCCCCGGTTTATTGCTATGGCTTGAACTCTACACGGAGGCATACTATGCCCGCAATCCTAACGGCCCTGCGCCGCGCCAGTAGCACAGATATATTCAATCGCGAGTCCGCATGGTCAGGCGGAAGCGGCAGCTATGTTATGCGCGGCCTTGCGGCTGGCGAAGATGTTAGCGCAGACAATGCCTTAACACTTTCGGCGTGGTTTGCCGCCTTGCGCAATCTATCCGAGGATATCGGCAAGCTGCCTGCCTACGCCGTGGAATACGTTGGTGAGAACGACAAGCAACGGCGCGAGACCCACGCGGTAACGCGCCTGTTCCATGTTGCGCCGAATAGCTACATGACCCCCATGACGTTCCGCGCACAGCTTCAACATTGGCGGCTTGGCTGGGGTAACGGATACGCAGAGATAGAGCGCGATCCGTTCACGCTTGACCCTGTTGCGCTTCACCCGCGCCACCCTGCAACCATCATACCGCGCTGGAATGATACTGATGGGCGCGTGGAGTACCGCTACCTTGCCAGCTACGAATTTAGAAACGGGCGCATGGTTAGCAGCCAAGAGCGCATCATCGACCAAGACAACATGTTCCACATTCGCGGGCTTGGCGGTAGCGCGTTGGAAGGGTACAGCGTTATCCGGCTAGCTGCTGAAAGCCTAGCCCATTCGATTGCGGTTGAGCGATTCGGCGCGGCTTCCTTCAAGAATCGCGGGGCTGTGTCTGCAATCCTGAAGCACCCCGGCGAGATGGGCAAAGAAGCGCGTGACGGGTTCAAGGACTCTTTCGACAAAGCCTACGCGGGCGCACGTAACGCGGGCGGGTGGATTCTCTTGGAAGAGGGAATGACCTATGAGCAAATGAATATCGCGCCGGATGATATGCAATTCTTGCAGACGCGACAGATGCAGATAGATGAGGTTTGCCGGTGGATTCGTATCCCGCCGTCTAAGATTCAGCACTTGATGCGGGCAAATTACAACACGCTCGAAATGCAGAATCAGGAATACGTAACCGATTGCTTGCAGGGGTTGATCAAGGATTGGGAAGAGCAGTGTCAATGGAAGCTGTTCCGTTCGGATGAATCCAATTTCCGGCTATACCACAACCTGAACTCCCTGCTACGTGGCGACACGCGCACACAGACCGAACACATTCGGACCATGTCGAACATCGGTGTCTACTCGATTAACGATGCCCTTGGTTTTCTTGGGCAGAATGGTATTGGCCCCAAAGGTGATAAGCGGTTCATTGCGCAGAATATGATGGAACTGCGGGATAACATGCCGGACGCTACCATGCAGAAATCCCGGCCTGCGGCACCCCCTGCGCAACTTGCGGTAGAAACCCCTGTAACGCCTAGCATGACACGCGACAAGGCGGCGGCACTATTCATGCCTGCACTGAAACGCGCAAGCCTAAAGGCAGACAAGGCGGTTCCAAGGCTGGAAAAGAAGCACGCTGGATGCGAGGCGGATTTGATTTGTGCGGTTCACGAATTCTATTCCGAGTTGCGTAGCGAGATTCTCGACAACACCATGCCGATATGGCTTGCGCTCGATGGCGAACGCGACGCGCTTGTCGATGCGATAGACTTAGAATCCAGTGAAGTGATTGACTACGATTCCATGCTCGAAAGCATGGTGCTTGCTTTCTTGAAAGGATAACCCAATGAACCACCATAACCCCGCCTGCTTCGCCCACCACATGGGCCTTTACATGATTGACCATCGCTGGGCTGCGAATGCCAAGCTGATGATTACGATGTGTCCAGCCGAGACTATGGCGGCGTATAAGCCCCGCGAGGCGTATGAGCAAATGCTTCAAGCGGAGCCGGTAACGGATATGCGCCGTGCTAGCGATGGCACCCCACTCTATGGCGTGACCGCCGATGGTATTGCGGTGATTCCGGTAATCGGTGTTATGACCAAAGGCAGTAGCAAGTTTGGAACGTCAACCCAAGACGTGCGCCGTAGCTTGCGCGAGGCTGGCAACGATTCCAAGATAAACGGAATCATGCTGCACTTCGATACGCCCGGCGGCAGCTTTGCAGGCACCGAGGAACTTGCCAACGAGATTGCCCGTGTCAACCAGTTAAAGCCCGTACACGCGCACGCTGATGACCTAATCGCAAGCGCTGGTATGTATGCCGCAAGCCAAGTGCGGCGGCTGTCTATCAACGCCACGGGCGAAGCTGGCAGCATCGGCACGTATGCCGTAATAGAGGATACCAGCGGCATGGCTGAAATGATGGGAGTGAAGGTGCATCTACTGGCAACGGGTAACATGAAGGGCGCAGGCGCGCCCGGCGTGGCACTGACTGACCCGCAGATTGCGCGATTCCAACAGAGCGTAGAACAGGCCCAGACCTTCTTTAGCGATGCGATGGTGCGCGGGCGCGGATTGTCCAAGGCACAGGTAAACGACCTAGTGGCAGACGGCTTTGTATATTTCGGCAAGGAAGCCAAAGCCAAGGGATTGGTTGACGCGGTTGAATCCTATGAGGCTGCAATGGACAAACTTGTATCCGTTGCCGCCCCGCGCCGCCGTAACGCCCTAGCCCGCCAGATACGAGTTTTTGAGGCTACCTAGAAAAGTGTTGACACGCGGAAAATATATGTGGTAAATTCTGCATAGGCGAAAGAACCCGGCGCGACAGCCGTAATTAAGCCTACGCTGAATTAGACGAAAAAACAGTATAAACACGGACCAAAGCCGTTAAGCGAACTTAGCTGGCAAGGTTTAGGAACATCGCATTTATTGCGGTGCATTCCTGAATTCTTGCCAGCTTTTTCTTTTTCCGGCGCAGAAGGAAACGACCATGACGAACTTTAACGCTATGAGTCTGCAAGACTTGGGCAAGTACAAGACCGATGCACTGGCGCGGTTGAACGCGCTGGAAGCAACCGCCAAGGCGGAATCCCGCGACCTGAACGACGAAGAGTTTGCGGAGTTTGAATCCACCACGGAAAACCTTTCGACGGTTGCCGGTATCATCGAGACCCGCAACAGCCGGGCTGCGGTGTTCACCAAGGCCAAGGCATTCGCTGCCGATG